TTTGTGGTTGTGGCTTCTGTTATTATTGCCCTTCTACCATCTATTGCAGGATTACCTGTAATATTATTACCATTAACATCTAAATCACCACCAAGTTGAGGCGTAACGTCATCTACCACAGCTGTTAACTTATTTGATAACTCATTATTAGTGTCAGCAGGCACATTTGTTAATTTAGTTCTTTCTGTAGTTGTTAAATACAAATTAACAGCACCCTCAGTAATATCATCGCTATTAGTGATTGTTGCTTGTTTCGCATTTATTTGAGTTTGTATTGCTGAGGTTACACCATTTAAATAACCAAATTCCGTATTACTAACACCTGAATCTGATGTGTTTGGTACACTATCAATTAAATCTTCAAATTGAACTTGTGTTGGTTTGTCACCTGTTTCAAAGTAACTCTTAAGAGTTGTTCTTCCTTGTTCTGCCATTTTATCGTATTATAAATATTGTTATTGTATTACAAATGTGCTTCCTATTTGCCAAATTCCAATTCCTTGTGTAGGTGGTACTCCTCCACTACTTTGAGGATTAGGCGTTTTGTAAGGCGATATTGCGCTTGGTGATATTATCATGCTGAATAAGCTATAACGCTTCCGCTTGTTAGCGTTAGGTTTTTAATAGTTTCTTCATAAGGCACTGTAATTAATGCACCTTGTTTTAATGTTTTGCCGCTTAATCCAATAGTTGTTAAGTAATTGGTTGCAGTTGAACTGCCATTACCACCCGCTAAGGTAGCCACAACAGTATCTTCTTGTGCAATAAAAGCGTAATAGGCTTTGCCTGTTCTTGCGTCTGTGTCGCCTATGTATTCGCATCCTTGAAATGCTTCTAAACGTCTGCTCATTTTTTATCTTTTTTTAAAATGTAATTTAATAACTTCTTTATGTTAGCCTTACTTGGGCTTCTGTCTTTAATACTTTTGTCCTGTTTCTCGCTCATATTTATTTGGTGTTGTATAATCTAAACTAATTCCATGAAATGATTTTGAGTTTATTGGCCTTAAATCTTCATCTGAATTAGTTGAATATTCAGGAAATAAACTCGAATTGCTACATAAGTAATCTGTCAACCTTTGGGCAAAATGTTCACCCCTATCTCTTTGTTTTTGTTGGTAGTAATTTAACTCTGATATACTTGCTGTGGTGCTGTTTTCTGCATTACTTCTATAAACGCCACCCCTTGCAACTTGAACGCCTACATCAGGTATTAACTCGCTGTAAGTGTACCATGCTAAACAAGGAGCAACCCAAGTATTAACCAATGTAGCATAATTACCTGTTAAACTACTTCCTGCAATATCAGCTGATATCTTGTTGTATAAATCACTACCCAAAATTGGCTCAATGTACATTCTTTGAGTAGCAATTAACACCGTTCTAATCTTAGCGTCATCTACATTATCAACCAATGGTGTGGTTTCTTTTAAATACCCTAAACTTATAAATAAATTCTGTGTTACGCTCATTTTCTTACAGGTGTATTTTGTTTTGTCGCTCTGCTATCATTTACCCTTTTCGCTACATAAGGCACATTTCCAACTGGTCTTGCCTTTGGCTCATCATAACTTTTAAAAAATAATTTTCGTTTCCAAACGTGCCTACAATTATAGCTACCCTTATACCAAAACAAGTTATAACTACCGAAATTTGGATTAGATAAATTTTCTATTAATTCTCTTTTATAAACTCGATTGCCATTTTTAGCGTTATCAATTTGAGTTATGCAAAAGTTTCTTGATGTGTCTATTAAATCAGGCTCCCCTTTTCTTTCTAATTGTTTAGATAAAGAGTATTGATACCTTACTAACCACATTCCTGTTTTATCTTTATTTTCTACATCGTATTTTGAAGGCTTGTTAGGGGTTACTCCCCAAGCATCTAAATCATTACTTAGATTAACATGAGCCATTTTTATACTCAATTCGTCATCACCTTCGCAATCTTCTTCTTCAACACAAATAAAACCATCACCCAACAAGTCTTCTTTGCTTTCGCCTAAATTATCTAACTCTGCATTTAACCAATCGCTTTCTTCTTCTGTAAGGATTTTAAATGGGCTCTGCTCGCTCATCTTTACGTTTTCTATTACTTCTACCTTTGGCTCGCTAGAAACAGGTTTAAAAGGCATATAATATAATGCGCTTGATATTTCCATGTATTGCAAAATAGGGTCGTAAAAATCAATCAAATCATTTTGAATTGGTTTTATTACCGTATTTTGAAACAACTCATTTGCTGTTCTAATCTCATCTGCATTATTGCCTAAGCCTGTCGCTTGTCTTATACCTAATAACATTGGGCTTGTAACTTTATGAGCCACCAAAATATTATCTCTTATTTGGGTTGCCATTTGCTCATATTGCTTGTCAGCTTCGGGTAATGGTGCATTATAAATTTCAGCACTTCTTTCTTTAGAGTCGTTATACATAAACACAATCTTTTCTCCATGTGTTCCTGTAAACTTATCTTTAAAAAGTTTTTCGATTTGCATCCTTTCCATAGGGTCAGGAATACCGTTGTTGAATTGAACTATTGTAGCTCCACTAAAGCCGCTTTTAATATTACTTAAATGGTAGTTTGCCATTTCAATATCCATTTCAGCCCATTTAGTACCGCCTAACCAAGATGGAGTACCAAAGTAAAATGAATCAGGGCAATAGTTTCTGTAATAATAGATAAAATTACCCGCCTTTGGTTTATCAGGATTCCAAGCATCTATTTCTATTGGCTTAAATTCTTGCTTTCTGTGGTCATCCCAATTTGATGAATACCAATAAGAGTTAATATTGCCATCTTCATCCGCCTTATTTGGTAACAAAGTGTTAATTGGCATATGTTCAACCTCAATAATTCTACCTGCTCTGTCTGTGGTTAATTGTAAGGCTGCGTTTCCTTGTTCGTAAACATCTAAAATAAATTTCTTTTGTTCTTCTTTATTGAAAACTGCCTTAAATTTTGCAAGTCCTATTTTATCTCTTGAATAAGTGTGTAAGCCTTCACCGTAAATTCTGTCTGCAATACCTGTTATTAAGGCATAATTAAGGCTACTATTTTTGAAAAGGTAGTTAATGTAATTAAAATAACCTGTTGGTAGCCTTTGGTCAGTGCCATAACCAACCCATTCTTTATTCTTTTGAATACTTGCTAAAGGTTCGTTATCCTCTTGTAAGTTTACAATAGAAAATTCGTATTTATTAGTAGGTAAATCTTTTTTAACTCGGCTCATTTACGTTGTATATTGTTGTAATATCATTACTGTTATACGTTACATCTGTTTTGTCGCTTAAATAAACTAACTCACTATAAAGTAAATCGCTACCATTATAAACATCTAATTCATAAAAGCCATCAGGCTCTAAATCTAACCCACTACTTAAAGCAAATTGAAAATACCTTTCGGTTATTGCTGTGGCTTGAACTGAAATTGTAGTTGTTTTTTTTGTGGCTTGATTCGTGAAAATCAAATCATAAGTAACTGTACTCGTAAGGCTTTCGCCTCTTTCGTATAAGTTTATAAAGATATAAGCAGTTGTTTGCGCAATGTATATCATAACCTTATAACGAATAATAACATTAGCTGTTGCTATTTATAAAAAAAGGGCTACAAAATGCAGCCCTTCAAACTAAAACTAAATATGAAAAAAGAGAATTACGAACTAATAATATTAACTCCGTTTGCTGTTGTTATTGCATCAGTTACAAATGGTGCAGCCTGAACTTCACTCGCTGTAAATGATAACACATAGCCGCTTAAATCACCTGCACCCGTTCCTGTTTGCCCTGCAACTGTTGTTACATTTAAACCTTTTTGGAAGCCTAAAAGCAATTGATTATCGTTGTTATCAACTACAATGCAATGTGGCCTACCTTTCGCTAATAATTTAATCTCATCGCTATCAGCCGCACGCAATTTATGCAATGTTATTTCAAGGGCTTGCTCATAAAAAAGCGTTCCACTTTCAGCTGATGCTGTTAATGTTTCTGTTAAGTTTCCTGTATAGTCAGGCAGTTCATATTTATATAAGGTTTTGCCCGTAAGACCTGAACTAATTACCCCGTTTGTAACGGTCAATCCTGTTAAGTCCCCAAAGTCAGCAAAGTAAACGGTTTTAATACCGCCTACTTGCTCCTTACATTCCCACAAACGCCCTGCTGTTAAATCACAAGCCATTTTTTATTGTTTTAAATTATGAATAATAAACGATGTTTGCACCGTTTGTAATTTGTGTTCCACCTGTCATTCTTGCAACAAATCTCACGTTGTCAGAACCATCAGTTTCAGCCATATCAATAACTCTTACCTCAGCTAAGTCGGTTAAAACGTTAGTACCAAAGTGTAAGTCAGATGTTCTTGCAGCAACCATTTTATTGTTAGATAAACCGTTTGCAACTACTAAATCAATTCCTTGATAGTTCAATGGTTTAGCACCTACTGTTGATTGCGCTAAATAACCTGAACCTGTACCACCTGAAAAACCTGCTCCAACTGCGGCAAGTGCTTGTTGATAGAATTTAGCTGCTGAAATAGGTATGATGATTTTAACATCTTCTGCTACATAAACTTCATTAGGAATAGCATCGTAAACTTTACCTAATTCAGCGATAATGTTAGCTGCTGATAAAGTTGTACCTGTTACATCAACTACAGCTGCGTTAGCTGCTAATTTAGCTTGCAAGCCTTCAAATGAACCTGCACCTGTAGTACCTTGCCAAACTGCTACCTCAAAATCTTTAGCAATTAATTCTAAGTTCTTTTGAATAAAAAACTCTTGGAAAGATGCAGGTATTTCTTGTCCTGTAATTGCACCTCTCATTTCTAACGACTCCCATTGAGTTCTAAACTCTTTTTTACAAAGCTCGATATTAACTTGTAATTCTTTAGGCTCTAAAACTACATCGCTTAAAGCTACATTTCCTGTAGATGTAAAATCACAAGTAGCGTTAGCTAAAAAACCTGTTGTTGCTAAATTTCTAACATTAAGTTTGTACTTAACGTTTTCATGTACGGTTACTATTCCGCTTCCGATTGAGTTTGCAGCTAATATAGCAGGGTATAAATAACCCGATGCTTTTTCACCTGCAAAGTTTCCTGTTAATGATTGTACTGTTGCCATTTTTTATTTTTTAAATTTTGATTGATAATATTCTATTCTTTTTGCGATTGGTAAATTGGCGATTTCATTTGCGCTTAATTTTACCGATTCTGTTTTTGTGTTTTTCTCAGGGCTGTGTTTTACCTTGTCCATTGGTTTAGATAACTCTACCAATTCGTTTGTAATAACATCTACTGAACCTGCAACGGCTGAAAATTTCTCGTTGGTAAGGTTTTTATATGCAGCTAACTCTGCTCTTAAAATTTCCAATTCTTTTTCAGCGTCAAACTTGGTTTCTTTAACCACGCTTTCAATTACTGATTTAGCTTGTGGAGTTGGTGCGGGTGCTTCTGCTACTGCGTTGGCATCTTGCTCAACGTTTTCGCTTTCTTCTTCTGCTTGTGCAGGTGTGTAATTAGCAACGATACCATCATTTTCTACTGTAAGTAATGAGCCATCTGCTAAAACATACTCACCTGTTGGTAATGGCATTTGCTCTCCATCTGCTATAATGTACACTTCAACACCTGCTGCCCATTCGTCTGAAGGAGATGCGATGTTGGTTGCGCCATCTTCAAGCATGGATTCAACCATGAATTTAACTTCGTGAACTTGTGCGGCTTCTTCAGGTTTAAGTCCGTTTTCGTCTGTATTGGTAAGTTGATGACCTAATTTTAAAAGGTACTCACCGATTGTTTCTTTAATATTTTTTTCTGACATTGTTAAACGTTTATGCTTAACCTAATGACGAAATAAAAGCAACGCTGTTGCATTTAACAAAAAAAGGGCTGCGATATGCAACCCTTTCTAACCCAAAATTAAACTATGAAAAATCCTATGAACTACAAATATAACAAATTGTATTTTACAAAATGTTATAAAATTGATTTATACAAATCCATTCTAAACTTTGTCCATCTGTGGCAATTGTAGTACTCCAAGACTTCATCCTGTAACCCTTTCGCCATCTTTTCTACTGTTGCTCTATCTTTACTCAATAACTGTAACTTATCTTGCCAACTTTCATTTGGCTTAAAGTAAACTATATTTTCACTTTTAAAATCAATGTAAGGTGGCGTTTCTGTTGTGCAAATTAACTTACCCTTAACTCCTGCCTCAACTACTTTTAAATTTGATTTACAACTGTTGAATTTAGTTGGTAGTAATGGTGCTAAACTTACATCTGTTTCATCAAGCAAAGTACCGTATGTATATTCGTCTTTTGGCTTTTCAATTTTAAACCCCAACTCCCTATATCTATCTACATAAGCCACTGAATCAAATTTGCTAAAATCGCACTTTGCAAATTGCAAATCTTCAAAATGTGTTTCACCTCCTAAAAATGAAAACCTTACTTTACCTTTTCTTTTTGGTGAAGACTTCCATTGCATCTCTTCTGTGTTTATTACATTAGGAATTATTGAAACTCTTTTATTGTAGGGCCTAATTAATTTCATCAACCGTTTATTGGTTGTTATAATATGGTCTACATTTTGAAAGGTTTTAATTACTTGGTCGCTGTAATCTTTGTTGTAAATATGGCTTAAAATATGATGTTCGTCTAACTCCCAATAATCATCAATATCTAGCACTAATTTGCAATGTGCCTTTTTTCTTAGCCAATGACAAATTTTGTCAATTTCTTCAAATGCAATAAACCTTGTAAAAATAATAATATCAACTTTTGAAAGGTCTGCATTTAAAATTGATTTTTGATTTACTGTTGTTAAAATTTCGGTTTCAGTATATGCTGACTTTAACATAATATGCGGGCTAAATAACCTGTGGTAATTTACTGCCCCTTTCATTGTTGCTGCTATTAATATTCTCATCCTAATATGTATTTGCCTTTGTTTTCAATTTGTAGTTTAGTTAATGCAACGTATCTAATCGCATCGCAAGCATGATTGTAAAAGTCTATTGGTTTGTTTATCATATTTCCGTTTTTATCTTTTTGCCATTTGTAATTTCTAAACTCTTTTATAATGTTAGGCGAAGATTTAACCACGTTTATTTTGTGGCGTTTTAATACGTCTATTCCATTTTTGATACTATCTGCACCCTTTACAACTCCTTTGGCATTAAATCCCATTAAATAGATTTCTTGAATACTTTTTGGCTCTGCTGAATCGCAAATTATTTCCAACCTTCTATCAATATTAAATGACTTTAAATGGTTGCCTATTTCTTGATTTGTTAAACCTGTTTGGTAAAGTAATTCTTGCAAATATATCTCACCCTCAAACATTCCAAATTTGATTAATGCTGTTGGGTCATTGGTGTAACCAAAATCTAAACCTAACGCCTCCCATTTGCATTCAGGCCATTTATCAACCTCATTAAAATTAGCGAATATTTGACCTTCAATAAATCCTTTTAATCCTAAGCCGTAAACCCTCCAATAGTTTTCGTCTTGGTCTTTTATTCGCTCGATCTTTTCGATTAATTCTTTAGGCAAAAAAGGGTTGTCTAAATAGGTTGTAATGTAAAAATCGCATTGATTTTGTTTTTTTACATCCTCTACCCAAAAATCTTCCGATGGATTGTAATCTATTATTACTCTTTCAGTTGTTCTAATATCTAGCTGAAAAAACTCCTCGTAGTTTATTTCGTTTGCCTCATTAATAAATAGGATGTTTCTTTTTCGCCCTCTAATCTTTTGGGCTTGGTCAACTGCAATAAACTCAAATATATTTCCGTTTAACTTGTAGGTGTTTTCGGTTTTGTTGTGGAAATTTTCATCATACAAATTAGCTGTTTGTAGTATCTCAATAAAATCTCGATAAACTGACCCCCTTAATGATGGAAATGATTTTCTGCAAATTGTTATTGTTTTGTTCTTGTGTGTATTTCCATAAACGATTAGCCAAATAAGTATGTTATAAGTCTTGCCTGACCTTGTTCCACCTTGCTCAATTACATATTTGCTTTTTGAGTTTTGTAGATGCCAAAATACTTTATTTGTTTTGATTTCCATCAATAACCCTAACGATTAATTGGTTATCTAAATCGCCTGTATGCTCTACCGTTTGTTTATCCTTCCATCCATAGTTAGCTTTCAAATCAAAAATTAAACCTGTTGAATTGCCTTCACCGTTTAGTAATGCCGCAACTTTTCGGCTTTGGATTATCTCATTAATTCTACCAACTGTTTCAGCGAACTCTTTGTGGCTTTCTAGTTTGGTGTAATTCTCCCAAAGCTGATACGATATATCTAAACGCTCTAAAAACTCCCCTATTGATGGCACTCGCGGCCTTAATACTTCAACAACTTTTCCACTCCCTGTTGGATGTTCTACTGTAAATCTTGCACAATAGGTAATGTATTTATTCCAAGTTTCCTTAATTTGCTCAACTGATATTTTAAAGCTGCCAAATGGCCTGCCGAAATGCTCTTTATTCATATGGATTAAAATAACTTATTTCTTTATACTTTTTCAATTCTTTATTTGCAATTTTAATTTGCTCATCTTTAAACGTTCTCACTTCACCATCTTTATGGCTTGGGTTGTGAACACTTGGGTAATCCTGTAAATAATAACAAACTAAACCATTTGCTTCAACACGCTTTCTATATTCACCATCCCATTGACCGTATAAACTTAACTCTAAAAAATAGCCTGTTTGCTCAAATGCTTTTGCGCTAATATATTTTGTTCCAAAAATACATCCCGTTTTATTTATTTTAATCCCGTTTTTTGTAGAGTTTCTGCCTTTAATTGGTCGCCATTTATAGCCAATCATACCTGTATTTTCTATGGCTTTTTCGGCTTCTATTGTAGCTTTCAACCACCCATCGGTCATTTTAATATCAGGGTCTACAACAACAAATCCATTGTTTATTTTATCGATATTGCATTTAATCTGTAAATTTAAACCTTGCGCATTGCCTATGTTCTCACCTATTTGCCAATATTTAGGCTTGACTGATTTTATGACTTTCTCTATTGTTTCTTCGCTACATCCTTGAAACCTCATAGAAAGAAAATAAGGGTATTGTGTTTTATTTAAAGTATCTACCAAAATGTTTAAACTTGGCAAATCTTTTTCCATGAAATTTACTACAATTAAAGTTTCCATCTTTCTATAAATTTATTTATTTCTTTTTCTGAATACATAATATTAATAGCAGGTTGTTTATAAATCCATTTTAATTTTTCATAAGGTAGTTTTAAATTTTCCTTTGCTTTTTCATACTCAGGATTATTTCTTTTATTAGTATGTTTTAATTCAAAATCAATACCATGTAAAGCTAATTGCATCTGCCACAAATTTATTTCCTCATACTTTAATAATATAGGGTCAATCTCATCATCCATACCTTCCTTAAAATGATTAAACTCAAAAGTAAAATCATCGCTTTGCATCGCATGAATTACTTGTGTTGCTGTTGCATTTTTGAATAATTGAAAATACCAACTTATTCGCTGCGCAATTGGCTCTCTGAATGATTCAATAAATATTGGTTTAATATCATATTGCTTACAAGTATTTAAAATAAATTGATACACATTAATTCTATCCTTGCCTAAATCAAATAAATTATGCAAACGGTAAAAATACATTGAATCGTGCCAATGTGCCACACCTCTATTTTTAATACCATAATAAAGGGCTGAACTTCCTGTTTTGCCCATTCCGATATAGAACACTGATGGAAACTTTTCACCGTTATACCTAACCTCTTTTAAATTCATTGTAAATGATTAATGTTAGTTGGTGAAGTATCAAATCTATACCAATGGTAAACATACAAATCCATCATTAACCCCGCTTTAAATCTTGCATCAATGATATCATAATGAAAGTTATTATCTACACCCAAACATTTACCGCCTTCTCTAAATTTAACGGGTATTTGAGTAGGAAACAATAGTAAAACCCCGCTAATAGGTTTGCTTTTTGGCATCTCAAGTAGCTTATGATTTTGTTTTATGCTTTCTGCATATTTTTTGTGTTCTGAATTTCTATCTTCTGCCCACATAGATTGAACACATTGTTGTTTATTAGATACCCTATTAGTTAAACATGAAAACAACTTGTATTCATTGCCACTTTCTAAGATGTGTTTTTCCATTATTGTGTACCACGAATCAAGCAAAAACCTTGCATCGTGGTCAAGTAGGCAAATCCAATCGTTTTTATATTCTTTAGACTTGTATTTGTTTTTTATTTCATTGTAATAAAAGCCTAAGTCTTTATTTGATTGATTTCTGCAATATGCTATTTCTGTCCAAATTCTCAATATTTAGTTATTTAGTTCCTACAAATTTAACATTTTATTTAAAAGTTGCTCTGATTCAATTACCACGTCATCAATGCTCTGTTTGATTTTCCCAACCTTGTTAGCAAAATAAGCCTCTATTGAAAAACCCCTTGCATTGCCTGATTTTATTTCGTCCTGCCAAATCTTTTCATTATCAACTTTAACTGCAACCATCCAAGTGCCTATTGGTACATTTAAACCGTACTTTCTACTCTTGTCGTGTTCATCTTCAACAATCCAACTTTCGGCAACGTATAAGCCTTCTATTTCGCTTTCGTGTTGTAATGTGTGATTATGATGCGCATTGTTTTTAAGGAATCTGTAAGCCGCTTTTTTTACTGTATCTTTTGAAAAGTAAACATAAAAATCATTGCCTTCTCTATCCTTTCTAAATATCTGTTTGTTTGGAATTAAAGCCGCACCAACTAATAATCTTTGTTCATTATCAACTTTTGCAAGTGAATAATTATTTTTATCCTTTTCGCTTAATGCTATAAAATTAGATTGAATTGCAGGCATATCTACAATCGAAATTGCGTAAACCCCTCCTTCTTCTTCTTCATCTAATATTAACTCAACTATTTGTGTCATAATTTTGTTCTTTGATTTATTCTTTTGTTTAAAGCTGTTTGGCTGTTTATATCGTCTTGAATTACATACGCCCTTACATTGCTACCGCTATTGTTATTTTGTGCTTGTGTGGTGGCAAAGTTCGGTAATGCTGATATTGTTGGTGTAGATGGGTTAAATCCGATTCCTGCTGAACCGTTTCCACCTCCACCACCTGAGCCACCCCCTATTGTAATAGGTGATGAACCACCACCACCTCCTCCATTAAATTTTTGCTTTTTAATTTGGGCTACTCTTGCTAAGCCTGATGCAATTGCAGCCGATGCAGCTAAAACAGCTCTAACTGGTGATGTTGGGTCTAAAGGTATGAGTTGAGAAGTATAGGCCTTTTGTGCTGCTAAAAAAGTTTCAACTGTTGCTGATGCTATATTTAACGCTTTTGTTCTTTTAAACGCTTTCTTTTGTTGTGCTTCTGTTTTGCCTTCAAATAAAGAATTTATATTTAAAATAGTGTTAGCTGCATTTAAGGCGTTTTGTTCCTTTCTAATTCGGTCCTCCTCATAAAGTTTAGCTTTTTTATCTGCGGCGTCTTGTTCTATTTTAATTTGAGCCTCCGCATTTTGTAGCGCTTGTTTATTAA